CCCCTTCCATGTAGTGTTGTGACGTGCCACAGTCCGGTTCGGTGCACCGTGGAATGCCGCCGTGATTCGCGCATTTTCCTCGGACACCTCCTTGTCTGTATTTGACGCGCGCCGTGCAATCCGGCTCGGTGCACTGTGGCAACCCGCCGTGGCTCGCGCATTTCCCTCGGACGCCACCATCTTTCACGTAGTGTTGTCGTGCCTTGCAGTCGGGTTCAGTGCACCGCGGAACCCCGCCGTGGCTCGCGCATTTTCCTCGGACACCCCCTTCCTTATAGTACTTTTGCCGCGACTTGCAGTCGGGTTCGGTGCACCGCGGAACCCCGCCGTGGCTCGCGCATTTCCCTCGGACACCCCCTTCCTTATAGTACTTTTGCCGCGACTTGCAGTCGGGTTCGGTGCATTGTGGAACACCGCTGTGGTTCGCGCATTTACCTTGGACACCTCCTTTTCTGTATTTGAGGCGCGCCGTGCAATCAGCTTCGGTACATCCATGGACCAGTTTGCGTTTTTTCGGTCTCTGCATTAAGAGACTTTTATGTGTTTTTTTGTTTGTAAAAAATAATTTACACAGTTTTCATTTTTGTTGAAGATAGAACGTTGAAAACAATAAAACGGAAGTATTTTTAAGTTGTTTTAGAGATAGAAACACCATTTGGTTTTGTTCATGAGATGATCGAATAATGAATTTAAACAATACTTGGCCCCAACATCGCTTTTATGCGCGCGCTGTACGCCGAATCCTTGCAGATCACCGGCAATCCCCCTTCGGTGTCGTAGTACATGTAGATCACCTGCGTCCCGTCCAGCGGTTTGGTGTCCTTGATCACGCTCAACAGCTTAGCGTATTTGGCTTTTTTCCGCGTCCGCACCGGTTGACCATCCACCGAGTAGCCGTCGGGGTTGAACCGGATCCACAGCGTGGGTCGCACGTTATCCGTGCATGCGATCGAGGCCATCACATACGTCATGCGCGAAAGGTCGCACTTGATGTCGTACACTACATTCTTGTGCTGGCGTTCATCGACCTCCAAAATCACCCGCTTGTCGGGTCGCTCGATTAAGAAATCCAACTTGGCGAATTTTTTGTCGTCCGACGTGATGCACTTGTAGCTGATGTGGCGTTCACGCTCGAAAATCATTCCGTCCGCCTTCAACACCGCTGCAACAGCTTCTTCTTCTTTTTTCGCGCGTTTTGCCTTCGCGGATTGGGGCCGGCAGTACGAACAGCGCTTGCCCTCTTTCTTCACAAGAAACAGCACACAACTCACACATTTTGGATAGCCGCCATGTTTTGGGCATTTTCCTCGGACGCCACCTTCTTTGTAGTTTTGTAGTGTGTTGCAGTCTGGTTCGGTGCATTGTGGATGACCGCCATGACTCGCGCATTTCTCTCGGACACCCCCTTCCATGTAGTGTTGTGACGTGCCACAGTCCGGTTCGGTGCACCGTGGAATGCCGCCGTGGTTCGCGCATTTTCCTCGGACGCCACCTTTCATGTAGTTTTGTGGTGTGTTGCAGTCTGGTTCGGTGCATCGTGGAAACCCGCCATGGCTCGCGCATTTTCCTCGGATGCCATCTTTCGCGTAGTGTTGTCGCGCCGTACAATTCGGTTCGGTGCATCGTGGAACCCCGCCGTGACTCGCGCATTTCCCTCGATCGCCCCCTTCGATATACTTCTGTGGCGTCGTGCAATCCGGTTCGGTGCATTGAGGAGACCCACCGTGGATCCCGCATTTTCCCCGGACACCTCCTTTTCTATACTTTTGCGACGTCGTACAATCCGGTTCGGTGCACTGTGGAGCCCCGCCGTGACTCAGGCATTTCCCTCGGACACCACCTTCATAGTACTGTTGTGGCGCCGTGCAATTCGGTTCGGTGCATCCATGGAGCAGTTTGCGTTTTTTTGGTCCCTGCATTTGCAAGGATTTTTATGTGTGCAACATTTTTATTTGTTTTGCAAAAAAACAATAATTATTTACCATATTTTGCTTGTGTTTTAAGATAGACATTCCAAAACGGCAAAGAAAAAAAAACCATTTCCCTGATAGTTCGTGCCTGGGCTTACGCTAAATAGCGAAATATCGCAGCGGCAGGATCATTGGATACGTGCTGGCGTAATGGGACAATGATCTTGTCTGCCATTACTTTATGTAATTTGCTCTGAACAATCTCCAGAGCACCGGGTACATAAGAAAGATGAAATTTATACAACGGATGTCCTGGCGTGGTTCTCAACCATAGATCAAAATCTTGAAACGCAAATGTAAGAGTTCGACGTGTTTTTTTGTTAATAACTAACAATTTGTGGTTTGGCTTACCCTTTATTACAATATCATGGATAACCATATCTGATTCATTCAATAGATAAAATAATGCCAATTCGGCACGTGACTGTGCCATATAATAGATGTTTTTGTTCAATTTGTTTTTTATATATTGTGTCCATAAAAAATTAAAAAAATTCCAAGTTGCAAAAAAAAATTATCTACTTTCTGGTTGATCTTGGGATTTATCAACCTATCAAATTATGAGTTAAAATGTGTATATTGTGTGACTGCAAAGGCGATTTTGGAGATTTAATGCAATTGACAACTCTCGACTGTTCCGGCTGTGAAACAGTTGCAGCGATCCCCGCCACCCTAACTAAGCTAAAAGTACTCGAATGTGCGGGATGCGTTCGGCTTAAAAGCATTCCCCCAACACTCGTCAACTTGGAATTTTTGGATATTTGCTGTACAAATGTGAGCGAGATTCCGGATACTTGCGTTAAACTCACAGGTCTCTACTGTGTTGGATGCGTTAAAATCAAAGCCATCCCCCGCACTTTTGCGCAACTCAACGATCTCGACTGCGCCGGATGCCCTGGACTCAAGTATGTACCTTACAGTCCGTATGCGACTCTCGATTTATTTAACTGTGACGATGATTGTGCATTTCTTAATCAATAGCAAACAGCGTCCAACAAAAAAAAAGACGAATAAATGTTTTTACTACTTGGAAAAAAAAATCTTGCAAACATTGCTTCATCCGAGAGATGTTCTGATCACTCACAAAACGCCCAACGCTTGCCGCAAATCGCAACACTTTGTCTAGCTCCAACAACGCAGCGTCGTAAGTGCTTTCGCCAGTCATTTTAGATATACTGGATGCTAAAACCCCCATGTTTGGTAACGCGTTAAGAACTGCAGCGACGAACACTTACACGTGAATTAGCAGGTACTTGTATAAAGTTACATGTTCAAGCCTAAAACCTGGACTCCATGACCAGTCCAGATAGAATTTGGCTGATATTGTACATGGAATCGTCGGCCAGTTGGTCAAGTTCCTGACATACGGTGTGGATGTCGGCCTCGAGTCCGTGGATGACGCACCGCATGCGTGCAATTTGAGCGGTCACCTTTTTGATCATGCACACCACCGGGAACGCCTGATAGTTCGTTGAAAGCCCCGTGGTGCCGGATTCCGCCACGTATTCCAAGCCACTGAGGAGATCGAAGCAAATCAGCAACGTTCCCATAATTTTATCACTATGAGGAGTTTGCAGTTTGAGTAAATTTTCCAAGACAAGCAGTTTTTCCAAGGCGTCTGGATTCGTGTTGAGAAAAGCAACTTCGTGCGTGTTCAGGGCGCTGGTTTGGTGACGCCGCGTGGGATTTTCCATAAAATTCGGCAATAATGCACTTCCCAACCCCAGAGCAGCTCCGATGGCGGATACCTTACCGACGGTGGCGAGATTAGGCGCCGTGAACATCGATCGCAACGCTTGCAGCAACATCCTCGACTTGACACTCGGGGTGACAAGGGAGGGAGGGTTTTTTTCCTCCATCTTCTTTTTTTTTACACACAAGTAAACACAAAAAAAAAAGACTTTTATGTGTGTGGGTGTGTGTGTGTGGGCGGGTCACAGGTAAAACCGCTTGAGTTTCTGGACGACGATGGCCAGAATGGGCAAAAAAGATTTTCGGAATCTTTGATTTTTAAAACGTCCTTCTTTCTCCAGGACTTCCGTTAACCGGTCCAAGCTCCACCACTTAATTGCATGTTTTTCCAAATAATGGTTATTCACCACAGGACGCGTGAAATTCAGGATCAGAGCCGGATGGCGTCGCATCGAAAACGGGCAACGCGAAATTTTTCCAGTTTGCTTGATGTGCAGCAGATGGTTGCGTGTGAGTTGGAAAGCGTCTCGGATATGCGGTTGCCAGGGGATTTCTTTCAAGTAGTACACGCGCAACGCGTCTTTCCTCACCTTGTTATGCTGGAGCCAATACGTCGCGGACACGACTTGGATTTTTTTGTAATATTGCTTATCTTTTAACATTTGCTTGACCTGCTGCTGCATTTCTTCTGACTGCAGCCGGCGGTTGGATATTTGCACACAGCCCAGGCTTTCTTCCACGAATTCTCTCGCCGCGGTTTCGTGCGTTAATTCCGAAGGCAGTGGTTTTCCACCAAAATCACACCAAACGCCGCGCGACGATTGAAAATTTTCAAAACAAGTTTCTTTTCCCAACAACAAAAAAATATTTTCAGTTTTTGGCTCAACACTGAAACAAATAAGGCCCACGGAAATGCATTCCAAATGCCGTTTGTCACGCACGTAAAACACCGTGTCTTGCAAGTTCACGCCTCCCGGAACAAGTGTCAAACGGCCTGTGTGAATCAATTTAGTTTTACCCAGTGCCACTCCCGGTACCAACATTGTGTTTCCTTTTTTTTTGTTTCTTTTGCTTGTTTTTTCCCGAGTGCGTTCGAACAAAGCAAAAAATCCTAATACGCACTTAAGTAAAAAAAAACAAAGTCATGAACAGTTCTCTCGGTTTCCACAATGCCCCCGCTTCTGTATTTGAGCAGCAAAAACAACAACTCATTGCTCGGGCGAGGAAAAAGAAGAAGAATTTGCGAATGCGAAACAAAACCACGTTTGACAATGTGAGCAAAATCCCCCCGCGCCTTCTGCTCTCGGCAACGCCACAAAAAAACACGGCGCCACATCCACGCCCGACCACATTTGACATTCGCACTGCTGTTAACTTCAAAAAATCCAATGGCATTTTAGGCCATCTCAACAACACCCACGCATCCGCCACTCCGACCAACACCCAGTCCCAGCAGCAAGCGACGCAACCGCGCGCTCAAAATGACCCGGAGTTAGATAAACGTCTCCAAACCCTTGAATTGAAGGGCAACGCAAGAGAAGAAGCACAGTACGCGATGAAAGTGCAACACACAGCCCTGAGACAAGACATGGGCGCTGTACTCCAAACACTAGCGAAACTCGAAAGCGACAAACCACGGGCCTCGCAGATCCAGGAATTGCAAGATAAACTTGCCCAAGTTTCGGAAAAACTGGAAACATGCCAACAAAACGTGCAAGAGTTGACCGGGGGCCGGATTACACTCAAGGCCACTGCAGCGGTCGACGTCCAGTTATTCGACCGCGCCGATGTCAAAGGACCCGCACAAGCTGTCGTTCACTGCGGGGAACTTGTGTTGTTGGTCTACCCGCACACGTTAGACGCAGATGACAACATATGGGTCAATATTCGCCGCGTATTCGACAATGGTACGGTGAAGGAATTCTTTGTAATGTTTTATGAAAAGACAAGCGACACTCATTTTTTCTCCGATTTTACATTTTCCACCTAGTTTTGCAGCCCTTGCACACGCAGAAAATGGTCGAGCCTTCGTCCGCGCCACGCGTTTGTTTTGTGTTCCATTCGACGTCACCTTTTACCCCACATTTATAGCAAAAAATGGTTCGCGACTCCCGGTCCCCAAATTGCGTTTCCAGGAGAGCCGCGTAGCCCGCCAGTTTAAGCGCATTTTCTTTCACCTGCTCATTGTGAATGTTTTCAACTAAACTCTCATTATTGAGCTGCACCAATTCTTCGGGGCCGTACGTCTCCAATAAATAGGTGGGGTTCGTTTGCAGGTTGTAGATGAGTTGCTGCACTTTGTCACCGTACTTCCCGTCGTCCGGACATTGTTGACGCACTTGGTCTTCGATAGCTTGGCAAATCAACGGATCAATGCGAGGTAAGTACTCCGCAAGCATTTTTTTTCTTTTTTAAGGTTGTGTATTTTTCTCAAACACCCACCGTCCCCCAAGTTGAAGGTTTGGATTTTTTTCCGGACCTATTGTTAAACAAAAAAAAAAGAAATGGGATTCCATCCGCGTCAGTGGCCACGTGATGCCAGAAATATTTTTATCATCAACATTAGACCACATCGCAAATTAAAATGCTCGCAGCACTTGGGTGTTCTGAATAAGTTCGTTCGGGCATGGCTCGGCGTGGACGGAAAGCGTTTAACGGGCAAGGACGTCGCGTCGCATAATCCAGCACTGACACGCGGCAAGATTGGATGCTTCATGTCTCATCGGATGGTTTGGAAGAAAATGGTTGCCAAAAACATATCCCATGCGCTGATTCTGGAAGACGATTGTTTATGGAAGAACCAACGGAAAACCCCAATGCGGCTAACCAAGGCATTGAAGGTTTTGAATACGAAATACAAAAACTGGGACATTCTGTTAGTGGGACGAAATGACTCCAAAAGAGAGAATAAAAAACTTCTTGGGTCGCACTTGGCGATTCCCAAGGAATTCTGGGGCATGTTTGCGTACATCATTCGGTTAAAGGGTGCGAAAAAACTCTTAGCGCACCAAGGAACCAAGTCTTTCCAAGTTCCCAGTGACGTGTTCCTCTCGCACCTGACCGTCCAAAAGAAAATCAACATTTACGCCATGGTCCCCTGTTTAGCGACGTACAACAAAAAACTCCGATCAGATACGAGAAACATTAAGTAGAACACGCTGTGCTCAATTGTTTGATCTTACTCACTAGCGTATTCATGTCCCGGAGCTGACCACTCTGGATGAGGCCAAGAACTTGTTGTTGCACACCCGGATCCGTTAACCCGAGACGTTCCATGAGTTTTCGGGGATTCACCGTTCCTTTGCGCATGTTCGGATTTTCGCTCACAGCAGTTTTTGCCCGTGCCTGCAATTGACCAGTGCGAGTTGATTTGAGTTGATTCAAGCGCGTTTTCAGACGCTGGTGCAATACTGCCTTGGCTTCGGCCTCTTCTTTCGCTTTGGTCCGAGCTTGAATTTTTTTTTGGCGTTTTTTTTCTTTATATCTTTTTTGCTTCAACTTTTTCTTCGAACAAGACGGCGGTGGTGGTGGCGGTGCGATATCCATCAGTGTATCCAAAAAAAAAACAAACACTTACGTTGCCCTTGGGGTTTTTTTTATTGTTTAATTTATTTTTTTTTGAAAGACAAAATCTACCGAAATTGAACGCTATTATAGCTTGTACCCAGAGGAATGCATGCCGCTACTTGAAGGGCGGGAGTTGTACGGCGATGGACCACTCGCGGGCTGCGGCTGCTGCGGCGGCTGTTGCTGATGGGACGGCGGATGCTGCTGCTGTTGTTGTTGATGCGCGAGTTGCTGTTGCGGAGGACGCTGTTGACGCTGCGGCGCTTGGTGCGCTTTAGGGGCTCCATAATTGTAATTAGTCTCCACTTGTCCCCTGGCAGCATATGAAGCAGTAGGAGGATGACTTGGTTGTTGGTGTTGCTGTGGCGGTCCATGAGGAAAGTGCGGCCGGGGTGGACCTGGCGCGGGAGGTCCTTGGGCGGAGCGGAACTGCTGCTGTTGAGAATGTCCAGACATTCCCACTTTCATTTCAGGATACACTTGATAGGCCGGAATCGGTGGAATGGGACCGTTGTAATCCGGGGGCAAGACAATTTCGACCGGACGCACGCCCGGTGGCTGTTGTTGATGCTGCTGATGCTGCCGATGCTGCTGATACTGCTGATGATGGGGATGCTGCTGATGAAGCAGGTGGTTCGGTTGTTGACGAGGTTGGCCATGTTGGTGGTGTTGCCTTGGCAAGGCATACCGGGCCTGCGGGGCGTGGTGACGATGGTGATCGGGACGCCTGGGAGAAGCCGGCCGATACCGAGCATCCGCCCTTCCCTGTGGTTCGTAATACTGCTTTCTGTTGTTTTGACTTGCCATTGGTTGTTTTGTCTTCCTCGGTTTCTTGTTTTTTTTCTTTATTAGGATTTGAAAGAATTTATATACTTCCCCTTGAACGCACTTGTTTTGGATGTATGGTATACAGACGCGACTCGAAACAGGCTATATTCATCTTCAGTATATCAAACAAAAAAACAATACTTTGTAACTGTTAGGTTTTTTTAATTGTTGAATTGATTTTATTTTGCAAGACAAAAACTATCGAAATGGAACGCTATTATAGCATGTAGCCGGAGGAATACATGCCGCTGCTCGAAGAGCGGGAGCTGTGCCGCGATGACTTACTCGCAACCGGGGTTTGCGGTGATGGATGCTGCTGTTGTTGTTGATGCGATTGGCGATGCGTGGAATGCTGTTGGGGAGGGCACTGAGGTGCTTGGCGTAGCTGGCGCTTTAGGAATGTTGGTTCTACAAACATTTCATAATTGGCATTACTCTCCACTTGTTTTTTGCCAGCAGGCAGGGAAGGATACTGACTTGCCATTAGTTGTTTTGTCTTCCTCGGTTTCTTGTTTTTTTTCTTTATTAGGATTTGAAAAAATTAATACAACACTTCTTGGAACGCACTTGTTTTGGATGCATAGTATGCAGACGCGACTCGGTTATTCCACATCCGATTGAGTCCACTCGCTTAAATAGTCGTCTTCGCCGTCTTCGGATGGCAGGAATTCTTCATCTTCATCTTCATCTTCATCTTCGTCTTCGTCTTGATCTTCATCTGCCGCTTCGTAGGCACTATCAGAGAAATCATCTTCGGCAGCTTCGACAGGTGCATAACGCTGCACGCGCTTGCGTTGCCGTGACCCCGTTATAATATTGCGCGCGCATATTTTGGCCGTCGAGTTATCGTCGTCGTCGTCTTGCACCTCTTGCATAACCTGGACATCACTGATGTTAACGACAAACCCGTCCTCTTCGTACCAGTGGTCGGGGTCTGGAATACTATCCTCCATCCGGTGATGCTCCAAGTTGATACTGTTGGCCGCCATTGGATACCCGAGGGAATGTTTTTTTTAATTTTGAAGATGGAAAAAAAAATAACAAGAGCAGTGTCCAAAAAAACGAAACTAACCATACGTGGTCTGCAAACGGGCCAACGTACCCAGTGCCACTCGAGCAAAAGGAGATTTGGGAATAATAGACTCGATGTCCGTGACTTGTGAATATGCCACAAAGTTTGAGCACAAGTCACAGGCACAGGTAATTATTTCACTAATTTCTTGATCTTCTTCTTCTTCTTCATCTTCTTCTTCATCCTGATCTGGTTGAATAAATAAGTCACCGAGCATTGCCTGAACTAAAGGTTTGGAGATGGATTCGTGCTCGTTAACTGGGGCCCCCTCTGCCCACGCCTCCGTCACCGCTGCATGCTGCGATGCATCTAAGCGGGATTTGTGTTTTTGATAAACGGCAATCATTTTGTCAAACACGGGTCGCGCCGCCGCGACGTCTTCTTCCGCCGGCTCATCTTCTCCACAAGCTACGTCCAAAATCGTATTTAGTTTAGAAGATATCGCATGTGGTGGCAAAAGGGAAAATTTTAACCCCCCGATAATCAACTTTGGGGTAATTACGGGGATGTTAGAATGAGTTGCCACTTGATACACCGTTTGCAGCATGTCTTCCATCAAACATTCCAAAGCACAAAATATTAAAACTTTGTCCGTATTCGGGATCGTCTCTGCTGAAAATCCTGTGCGCATGAACATGTGCGAGATCTGTTTTTTTTATCTTAAACAGCAAGGGATTTTTTTCCCCTCACACCCATCAATACCCAGATGAACGAAACTTGTCAAGCCATTCGAGGTTGTTTGCAGAATACAGGGTCGTTTCTTTAAACACCAAGACGCCGTTCAAAAAACAAGCAAGATCGCGCCGCACACTGGTTTTTTTGTTTACTTCCACCGCCTTATATTCGTGCAGTGTTTTTACCAAGGTTTGCTTGTTAAATGATTTGGCATTCAGGCATATTTCCAATACACCAATGGGATTCTTGTTTGCATTTCTGCCAAACGCTTCGGACATGGCCAGATCCAGGCGCCACACTTTGCCAGAACAAAAATGTGGAATTCCATGCTCTTGCACGGTGTGCCCAACGACGATACCCCCTCTGTCCCAGTTTAGCCCCAATAAATCAAACAAGCGTTTGGTTTTAGCCGTGCAGGCAGCGGAGCTGCGTGTGGAAACGGAAGGGGTTGAAAGTTCGCGATTAAATACTACTTCTTGCAACGCGTCGCGGGGCACGGGGCTGTCCGGAGTGACCAGATATCGTTGCAGCTCCCGATTCATGCTCAAAATCGCATTCGGCAAAAAGGCCTTTACCGTTTTCTCGGTCAATCCTCCGTGCATAAACAAAAAATCGTTCACCTGCAAAATCAACGGCACGTATCTCGCCATGTACTGCGCCATGAGACCACCGGGCTCGAATAAACTTTTCTTATCACCCCACCCTTTGCGTTGCGGCGAATCCTGGTAGTGCTCCCGGTAACCTGCAAACTGACCAACCGTGGCAAGCTCGTGATTTCCCAGGACCGAAATCACACGCCCGCCCAGCTGCCGCGCCTGTCGGTTGAGCGAGTACATGTATTGCACAATATCCACCTCTTCCCGCGGATTGTGCGTGGTGTCAACAGACAACGAGCCGCGACCATCTCGGTCAACAAAGTCCCCACATTGCACGAAGATCGCGTTATTACCGATCCAATTGCAGTCGTGATCAATTAGGTTGGCCATGAACAAGGTACTTAGTAACACGAGAAAATCGCCATGAATATCACCGACGGCAACGACTTTTTGCTCCCGATTTGTGATGATTTTGCCCGAAAAAAACGTGTCCTTCCGTTTCAACACGCGTGTAAAAAATGGGATCACGTTTTCAAATTTTGTTTTCCCTAGAGTTCCTAGCTCGTTTGTATTTTTTCGCATTTCGTACAAGTTGACCAACTTCTTGCGCATTTGGCACTTGTGGTAAATAGCATCACACTGGACATATTGCGGATTTTCCATTCTGGTTTTTTTTTGATCTTTAGAAAAGAAGAGAAATTTCATGATTCTGCTTCCCACGTCTCAAACCCGCGATGTCAAGAAAGTGGAAGAGGACCTGACTTTTAAACTGGACAACTACGCGAACCCAAAAAATAAAAAGATCGTGCGGTTCTTCCGGCGAAGCGCGGAGGGGATTTTGGTACCCCGATTCTACGCCACGCACAAATGGCCCGGTGACATCGCTTTGCCCCAACACCCGATTAAAATGACCGGGACCTACGATCTAAAAGGGCAATTGATGGAAACCAAGAGCCGACCTCAGCGCTCCGTGTTTGCAGCCTGCGTCCGAGACCTGCAAGCCCACGGCGGGTCGACGATCATTCTTCCATGTGGATCGGGGAAAACAAACGTGGCGATCGCAATCGCTGCTCACCTCGGCTTAAAAACCGCCATACTTTGTCACCAGAACTTTTTGCTTGATCAGTGGAAAGACCGGTTGGAAGATTTCTTGGTGGGGGACACGCCGGTGCGCATCGGTCGCTTGCAACAAGGCACCGTGGACACGACCGACAAGGATTTCGTCCTGTGCTCGATTCCCTCTTTGATTTCTCGCACCTACCCGCCCGAGAGCGTGGCATTCGGCCTGGTCATTGTCGACGAAGTTCACCACATCGCCGCGCCAACCTTTTCCGGAGCGCTTTCGAAGCTGCGCTACCAATATTCCCTTGGCCTCACCGCAACGCCCCGGCGAAAAGATAAGCTGGAAAAGGTGATTTACTACTTCATCGGGTTCCCGTGCTGCGCGGTAGAACGCGAAAAACGCGGAGACGTGCAAGTGACCATGGTGGCGTACCGCGGCGGTCAGCAAAGGGTCGTCAAATACGGAGGCGGCGTCATCGGCATGAGCAAAATGATTACGTACCTGACCCAAGAAACGCGGAGAAATGCGCTGTTGCTTAAAATTATTCGGGCCATGGAACGGATCCCTGGCCGCAAGGGATTGCTCCTGTCCGGCCGCGTCGACCATCTGCGCGCGTTGCACGCAATCGTTGGACCGGAGAAGTCGGCCGTGATCTGTGGCCGCATTAACACCGACCCACCCGAAGCAAAAAACGGCCCCCTCGTTTTTAACAAATTTTTGACACTGTCGACCTACCACCAGTTCTCAGAAGCAGTCGACTTTCCGGGAGACTTTGTAATCTTGGCCACTCCACGATCCAGCGTGGAACAGTGCACGGGACGCATCTTGCGAGGCAAAAACAAACACCTGCGCCCGGTGATCATCGACGTCGTGGACCCTTTTAGCGTTTTCTACTATATGGAAAAAAAACGCCGCACGTACTACCAGGAAACCTGTGGCTACGAGGTCCTGGACGTCGACGCCACTCACCTGTGACCTTCAGTGGAAGCGATGTACCAATCCAGATCACACTGCGTGCCCGCTGGCAGAGCCAAGTGAGGCGCGGCCTCTTCAAATCCTGCAATGACTTTATTGTGATAAGCTTGGATTTTCTTTTTCAACATTTCAACATCGACGTGGGTCAGCCGCATGGCGTCCGCGGGGCTGACTATGCCGAATAAAGTATTCATTTTGGCCAGCGCAGTGGTGATGTGAACAAGAGCCATGACGATATTCGAATCCTGTTGGGCAGTCGCGTGCCAATGTTTGGATTCGTCGACCAGCTTTCGACACTGGTCTGCATTCGGACCCGCCGACCTGGGCTTAAACGTAAATTTTGACAAAACGATTAATGCTAAAATTATACCCGCAATTACTAACGCATATTTTACTCCCGAGTCCATACAGGCTGTTTTGTGTGTTTTTTTTTAACTTCAGTAAATAATATTTTGACAACCAGGATTGCAGTAACACACGGGTTCTCCAAACACATTTTCAACTTGACCACATACCACACACGCGCTAGGACACCCGCTAACCCAAGGGCTTGTCACGTAAATGTCGTACGGCGATATCACACCGCCATAGTAACTCGCGTACGGGGCGCTCCAACCCCACCCCGCACGCCGACCACCCCACCCAGGGCGCCGACGGCCAGGACCCCAGCCCCCATGTCGCCTCCTATGCCCATGACCATGACCATACCTCCTCTGCCTGCCGCCGCCACCACCACCCCCGCGGGGACCATACCTCTGCCTCGCGCCGCCGCCACCTCTTCGCCCACCACCTCTTCGTCCTGAACTGCCAGATCCACGAGGCATGTTTGTTTTTTTTTTGGGTACTGTGAGTGTTGTGTTTTTATTTTATTGCATGAGAAGATAATTATCACGCCGTCGCTGACGGCCACTACGGCTTTAGGTAGTCGATAGTAGCGGTGGATACAAGGAATTCATATTTGCTGAATAATTTTCTGCTTCCAGACAGGTGTGGAGTTTGATCGAACCCGTTTTTACGCAAAAGTTGGCGCATCTTGGTAATTAATTTGGCTAATTGAATCGTGGATTTTACATTTTCCAGAGCGCTGATGAAAGCCCAGGTCATGGCACCTGCACTTTTCCCAGCAAGAACGGCCTCCATGCTGACTTGGGCATCGTGACATCCACTCACCATCACGACGCGGGCAGCGACCTTGGATTTTCGGTTTTCAACAATACTTTTGCGCTCTGGAACGTACCGATAACGTAAATCCAACACCGTCCCTGAGTGACACGCGTCAAACATGAAAATACCTTGAGTGGTTGCCGGAAGAGCTACGAGGCAGCGATGCAACTGATCATCGGTTATCATCCCATGCGTTTTGTAGTCGTTCGGAACAATCACTTCATCTTTGTGATCCCGCTCGTCGCCGGACACGTCACGAACATACGAACCGTGCCCCGAATAATGGAAAAATATTTGATCAAACGATTGCAAGCGACCCAATTCGCGTAAAATAGCTTGGCGAGTCGCCTGACCATTAGTTAGAACCCGAATTTCGTTTTCGGCAAAATGGCATCTACGTTTTAATAAAGCTTTGATCTTGGCCACATCAGTGAGACAGCCGCTGAGTTGAGCCGAAGTGTGAAGATAATTGATGCCGATGAGCAGCGCGATTTTTTTGGGCGGCATTGTGTGTGTGTTTAATCTTCTACAACGTATAATAAATTATCTTCCAGAGCTAAAAAAAAAATGCGTACCGTTATTTTGTACGTTTGTTCAAAGGCCACAGCGCCTCCAGAAGCAATTTTGGAAATCGTACCCACGAATTGTGAAATCACAGCAACGCTGACCAAACTTCAAACACACCCCGAAGCCGGATTTCGAATTAAATTATTTGATATTTCAGACAGTCAGTTGCAATTTTTATGGGCGAAATTACGAAAGCTCCTCGGTCTCGACTGCGCATATGTCGAGGCACCACCAGAGTACCTGGGTTGCATAAAAAATTGGCCCGGTCTGTTTCGACCATCCCTCTGCGTGGGATCAAATTTATAAAATTGTAAACGTAACAAACACACACAAAAAAACTCACGAATATGAACATCCAGTGCAATGTCGCAAACAAACTGCCCAAAGCCGTGTCAGATATGCTCAAACAACAGCCGTTTTGTCAAGCAACCACCCCACACGCAAAAGCACAAGCTCTAGAGAATTTAAAGACGTCACTGAAGCAATTGCTTCCCGCGGCTCTTCCTGGTATGTTAAAGTGTGATCCAACAAGTCAAGTCATTACAACAATCACGTCCGACCAAGTATTGGATGTTGTCATTGGCGCCTTAGATCGATGCTCGGATTCGTTTTGTTTTAAAACACCAGCACCTGACGCAAATTCAACATTGGTGGACATTTCTTTTGACACGCCCGCAGTTCCCCAAGCTCCCGTCGCCGTACCGGATACCGCAGCCCAAACCCTTGGCATTAGCTTGGCGATTACAGGCGTGTTTATAATTTTTGGACTCCTGGCACTCTCGATTTACTTTGTGCGAAAACCCCGAAGACCCATTTCACTCTGGTGGAACGTGCTTCTGTTCTTTATCACACTGGCCATTGTCATACTTTTACTTATTGACCCATGGTGTTTCTTTCGCACGTGCAAAACGTCCGATCCGTTGACAGTGCCGTCGGGAACTTACAGCGGCAGAGGCGGCATGCTGGGCGTTTACGTTAATTTTAAAGGCGACATTGATTTTGCAAACAATGTCGTAACTTTGACTACACTAACTTGTGAAAATGCACAAATCTGCCCTGCAAACAATCTGTTGCAAGACTGTTCCCAGGGCAACAATACCGTAACCATTAGTCGCGTAAACCCTTCTGTGTATGGCTACAGTCTCTTGGGTGGCTGTTTGCCAAATATTGAAAACGTTTCCAAAGGAATTTTAAACCAAGCGCGGCTCCGACAAGATAACAACACTCTGTGGTTGTCACTCATGCTCACGATCAAAGGCATCACTATTCCAGATTTCCGCATTCCATTGGTATTGAATTAAACTCGATTTTATTTTTTTGAGTGAAACAAGAATTTGCTGTGCTTTGTTTTTTTTCATAATTTCAAGATAACCAACAACATGGCTGGGTAATAGCCATAATCAGTTAAAACTTTCGCGCGAGGGTAAACTGACTTGGCGGTGTTCAACAAAAACGTGGGAATATCACGGCGCTTAATATGGGAACGGCGTGTGCAAAAAGTGAACGCAACCACGCCACCCTCACGTACGACCTTGCGCGAAAATAAAAGGTGCACATCATCAATGAACGCATTGATCGTGGCACAGTAATCAAGCCATATGGCAACGAGAGTGTTCTGCGGGCATTGCTCCAGGTAGGCATGAGCCGTGCCATAAAAATAGTTCGTTTTTTCTGCGTGGGGCATGTCCAGACCGCTCTGCAGCACGGTTTTGTGCATGTTGATGACGACTCGCGCGTGCTGGGGAGCAATGTCTGACAAGCGGGCCAGCGTATTCAATATTTCCGAATCCAAAAAGGCCACATAGCCCATGGGTTTGCTGCCACAATGATCCTTGAGGGCTTGGGCAAAAAAATCATTCGCAGCAATTTTGCTGGAGCGCATGGCGACTTGCTGGGCAGCAAACGTGTCCGTGGTGCGAATGGTGGTGGTTAGGGACGCGCCGAGGTTGTCAAGCGCGTGTGGAAATTGCTTAATGATGTCAGCCAGACACCCGGTCGTTGGAGCCCACTGCACCTTGCTTAACTTCTTATTTTTCCCATCCAGACATTCGAAAGAAGTCGTCCAATGAACCGTTGCTTCGATACGGCCACCTGGGCTCACACGCAGATCAGTCACTTTCGTCGCAGTGTATTCACGTGTCTGACGAGCTTTCTTTGGCGCTGGCCACGCGGCAGCGATCTCAAACAACACTTCTGGTTTGCGTTTGGATGACATGGTTGAATTTTGAAAGAAAAGCCCTGGAAGATAGAAAAACATATTCTGATAAACTGTTTATAAATTTATAGATTCCATTAATTAAATAAAAATACCAAAAAAAACAACAAAAAACAAAATGATGACCGGTGTGGTGTTGTTGGCGGGCGGCATGGGAAGTAGACTGGGTCACGATGGTATTAAGGGCAGCTACGAAATAGGCAACAAGTGCTTGTTTCAGCATCACTTTGATAAATTATTGAAACGCACAGATATTCCGGTCGCTGTTATGACGTCCAGTGTAACTCACGAAGCCACTATTGCATTTTTTCAGCTGCATAATTTTTTTAACTACCCGGCTTCACAAATCACTTTTTTCACCCAAGAAGACGCTCACTGTGAAAATTTACAAGGTCAAAAATTACTGAGCACGTATCCCAATGGTAACGGAGGGTTTTTTCAAGCCTTTGTCAAAGCAGGATACTTAAGTAAGTGGGCACGAGCAAAAATCGATTACGTGCATGTATTTGGTGTGGACAATATATTAACCATCCCAGCCGATCCCAAATTTGTAGCAGCAGCTCAGGACCAAGATGTGGAAATTTGTAACAAAGTTATTTGTCGGACTGATTTCTCAGAAAAAGTGGGCATCATCCATGACAAAACATATCACGTGATGGAATACATTAACTGGCCCCAAGACCATCACAAATACAAGTTTGCCAACATCGGTCAGCACTTATTTAAATTGAGCTTTCTTCAACGCACATGCACCGTTAAGTTACCAAAACACAAAATATTCAAAGCAAATATCAACGGGATAAAAATCGAACAATTTATATTTGACATATTTCCATACACCCGCAAAATTGGCATATTTGTGGTTGATAGAGACAAAGAGTTTGCCCCAGTTAAGGACGAGAGTACCGCGCAAAAAGCTCTGGCTCAGTATCAGAGGCTCACAACAGGTTGTCCTTGTCTGTTGTGAGCCTTTGCCTCATGATTGGTGGACTGGGGCTCGTAACAGGATCTATGACGCCATTTTCCACACAACCACGCCCGTCAACGTTGCCACAAGAGCACCACCAATAATCCATAAAACGCAGTGAGCAAGATCGGTTAGTTTAAAAAGGCCTTGTAAGTGGATCTGCGCGGAATTTTGAGTATTCACAAAGGCCAGCGCGTTGGTGATCGCCGATTCCAAACTGGTAAAATTGTACCGAGAAAACCCATTCTGCGCCCCCACGTAAAAAATATTTGGGTACTTGGTTTGAAACGCAAGGCTTTTAGTTCCTGCAGTTTTTACGTACGAGGAATCCGGCTCAATCCACTTGTCTGCAACCCGTTTTATTCCAGGATGAAGAATCGCGCGGGTCGCGGGAGGCAAGTTAGGAAAAGCCAATTTTAACTGCCTAAACACTTCCTGGACGAGGACTTTGGCATCCGTGACACTGTTCGCGGTCCCGAGGCCTTTCGTGGGATTGTTCACCATCGTAATGCAAGTGCTAATTACCGTCTTAGAATTCTTATTTTCAAATGTCATGTAGTCCGTCAACACGACAAAAGCAATGCCCCAGTCCGACTTGGGAAAACCCCACACGTGGGGTAATTTAAGCTTTGTGTTCCAGTGAAATACAACGGGAAGATATTGGCTATAACTCGTCTTTTTGACCCATGTCTGAAAGCCGGAAAATGGGTTTAGTAACTCACTTTTCTGAAATAAAGAAAAGGCGGCGCGTGGTGGAACGCAGACCACGATGTTCTTGGTTCGAATCTCGGTACCGGAACTGAGCTGCACAGACCGACGACTCATTTTTGTGACGGACGTGTTCAAGAGCACCCGGACTTGATTTTTCTCTAAAGCACTCGCCCAATTCTTAAACACAGACCTGTCGAGCGGTTTTCTCGGCTGGTACAGTTTATACAAGGCGTTTTCGTTGACCAGTTGAAGAAATTGAAACAAGGAATATCTGTCCGACCCTGCACCATCACTTAACCGGCACAGTCGGTCAAGATAATCTTTGGAATTTTTGCTAAACTTGTGCTTTCTTGCAAATTGATCCACCGTTAGCGTTTGCCCCAAATTCTTATTAAAAACGAGCTTCAGGAACGCCCAAACAAACCACAAGGTTTCTCGGAAGGATAACCCATTTTTTTTTCCAACAGTGAGCAAGGAAAAATTATATTTTGTAAAAACTTTATCAAATGTCAATCCAATACTCGGAAGAAGTGTTGTTTTTGTATTTTTATACGCGGATGAATAAACTCGGGGCCCATGCTCCGTAAATAATCCATTGACACGAGTCACGCGGTGACAGCCACCAAGAGAAGAATTGGAATCAACAAGCAAGCATTTCTTTCCAGATTTACCAAGAAATAATGCAATTGTCAACCCAGTTGGCCCACCTCCAATTACAACGTATTCGTAAGACATTTTTTTTTCAATACACAAAACTTTTTAATCTCATACTTGATTGCAACAAAATGGCGAAAACATTTAAAAGTATATTAACATCAAAAACAAATCAACTTTAACAGAATCCTGCTGTGAGCATTTCCATCGACCGCATCTTACTTGCTGTGCCTGCGCTTGTGCTTGTGCTTTTTTTTCTGCTTTTGCTTGTGCTGAGCATTTTTTCGCTTCTTGCCCTGCTTTTGCCTGTACTGATCATTTTCTCGCCCGTTGCCCTGCTTTTTCTTTTGGCACCGCTTAAGTCGGCAGGGATAACAGTCTTTGCTCCCGAGCGGGACGTCGCCGCTACCATGACCACACGAAGTGCAGTAACACACTTGGTTGAACCAATCCGGAACCAGCATGTCGACCTTGCAAGTGCCTTGACAGCCAACGCAGTAGTATTTCTTCTTCTCGTCACCTTCAGCGAGGCTTCTGTATCCAAAACTACACTCAAAACAAACGCGCGCGTCACAGGACTCGCACTTAGAACACTCGCAGGGGCGCACGAGCGTGGATGACTTCGCGCAGTGGACACACAGTTGCTTGGCGTCAGGCTCAGTGTTCAGAACGGTCGCGAGCTTGCCATAGGCCACTTTGACCCAGTCCTTTCTAGGCGCCAACGCAAGAATCGGCCAGACCCACTCCGGTTGGACGCGCCACATCAGATAAGTCATGAGCAAACTCAAGACAACGCAATCACCCCCACTGTTGAGATCATACGGGTACCCGTCAGGCCCTGTAGAAAGCGTTAGAGGAAGTGTCACGATGGAATAGCCTCTCGGAAGAAGCTTCTGGAGATCGGGAAGAAGGTCGCAATCGAAAGGACCATTGGGGTCGAGAAGGACTATTGTCTTGTCTGGACGAACCACCGCCACCAATGCGTGCTGGTCGATGAGTGTGGCCAAAGCAACCCGATTATGAACGACAAGAAATTGTTCCAAGGGCAAGTGCCCCCCCATATCACGATTCAGCAAGTAAGCAGCGTCGCGAAGGGTGATAGAGTAAATAACACCACCTTGCTGAACACGGTTGGGAATACTTTGCCCCCAAAACGCCAGAACCTGCACACACCGTAAAACAGAGTCATGGGGATATGTGTGTGTGTGTGTGGGAGTGCATAAATGATGTGATTGGGTCCAACCTTCTTCATGAATTCCGCGGAATGCTGTTGCCAGACTTTTTTAGAGGGGTTTTTAGTCTCCTTGACTTCGGGAAGTATGCACTCGGTGGGAGGAATGCGCAAGATCACGTATGCACGACCCTCGCTGAGCGATAGTGCACGTTGTTGAGGGCCCAGGCAGCCGGGGCAACAAATGTCCAAGATATCGGGGACATATTCAGTTGGTTGCGGAATAGATCTCTCGCAAGTGGCACATTTGCCCTCTTCCCCACAAGGCCCATCATACGGGAAAATATGTCCAGCCATTCAATTTGTCGTCGTAAATAGTAATTACCATTTGGTTCTATAAAAAAAATGCATTTTAAGATAGAATATTTTATAAATTTATATTATTAAGCTGTTTGTAAATAAATCTATCTGGATCGTATAAATTTATAAAAAAAATTAGAAAAATTTAACTCATATTTTTTTGTTTACCATGCTATAATTTTATACAAAATAGTGTAAAATAAAGATTATCGACATGAACCCCATGATTAAACTACCTTAACTTTTTCTGCAGGCGACCCATCAAACGGATGTCGAAACGTCCAGACGAGGACGAGGACTACGTTCCGTCGAGCGATGACGAGGTCTTACCCCCGAGATTGAAAAGGAAGAGAAAGCTCCGCTCGAGACCTTCAATGCTCTTGCCTATGGTGGATTCGACCGACGAGGACGAGGACTCCATTCCGACGAGCGATGATGAGCTCCCACTCTCGAGATTGAAACTTAAAGCAGAGTTCAAGGATGAGAAGAAGAAGAAGGCGCGTCGAAAGAAGCAAAAGAAACACACAGTGGTGGAGAAGAAGAAGAATGAAGTTTCCCCGACCCCGACCCCTCCAGCCTCTCCACCTTACCATCCCCCTCCCGCCTCCCCACCTTACCCTCCACCTCCAGACTCTCCACCTTACCCTCCACCTCCAGATAACCCTCCGCCTCCAGACTCTCCACCTTACCATCCAGCCTCCCCCCCTTACCCTCCGCCTCCACCTTACCCTCCACCTCCCCCCCCCACAGTCGTGGAGAAGAAGGACGAAGGCCCTCCTTCCCGAGCATGCGTCGTGTGTACGGACACTGACGTTGTTCCAGAGGACTGGATCTGCTGCAGTGCAGCCGCGGCACACAACTTTTGCCTCGAATGTGCAATACAGACATATGAGGTGACACACACGCGCGCGCGTTTTTGCTTTTTTATTTTTCACCTCATGTCCCAAACACTCTGTATGTGTGTGTTGTTTTGAACAGGAATTTCCCAATTTCCGCAATCCGATTTGCTTTTACCCAACATGCGAGGAACCACTGACGGCGCAATCTGCTAAGGAATTGCGTAAGAACGTTTCGGAAGCTGTGATACAGAGCAAAGAAGATAAGATGTTGGCCACGCTCGAGGTTCCTGGGCACATAACCAGCTCGTGTGGCAACTGCGGTGTGGGTTTCGTGATGACGTATGAAGATTTGCAACAACCAGAGTTGACGTGTTCACACTGCAAGGCTACGATTTGCACGGACCACAAAACCGCGATACCTTGCCATACTTGCACACATGGAACACCACGCAGAAAAGAACCAGAAACCACACAGAAGAACACCAAGGAGATCCAAAGAAAGGCCTTGGAGGGGTACGCGTGTCCCGGATTCACCGCATTTCAACACTCATGTGGCGTTTTTATTGCCAAAGGCGACGACGCGTGCAACAAATTGACGTGCACCCAGTGCAAGACACCAAGTTGCGCCTGGTGCGGCAACGAAGTGAGAGATTATAGTACGCATTTTTGCCGCTCAAAGGAGACGGAGTGGGTAAATAAATTCCACTGCGAGCGTTGCATCGGAGACAACCATCGCCACTGTCCACTCTGGCCTCGGATTAGCAACCTTGGCGAAGCGTTCATTCAGGTCCGTAAATCATTTCACCTGTGGTTGCACACTATTGTGTGTTATTATTGTTCATGTGGTTGTTTAGGCCAATCAGCATTTTTGTCCACCCGAACACAAAACCGCTGTGAAGAATGCGAAAGAGCGTATGGCCGCGCTGTTATCCTGGCTCCCGGGCACCACTCCACATGATAATGACAAAATCCTCGCCGGCGATTTCAAAACGAATGCGGACATGAAGCGATTTCTCGAGGAACGTAAGTTTCCTGTTACTCAACAAGATTACCAAGGCGTCTTGGAACGATCCGGCGTATCTCAGCTCACGATCCTGGAGCTCATGCAGCACAACCCGAGTCGGGCCCTGATGATGGAGCTTTTCAAAGTGCTGGGTAAACCCGAGGGCACCAACCACAGCACTGACACAAAGGCGTTCAAAGACCACTGGAAAAACCACAAGGACAAAAAAAGAAACGAGGTAAATGTTTATCATTTGTTCATCTGTCTATCACACAACACCTCACCTTACGCTTGATTATGTAGATCCGGAAGTATATCAAGTCCCTACTGCCCAATTTCAAAGGAATCGAACTTGATTTTGTCATGACCGAATCTTCCTTGTGGTTTCAATACCTGCTTAATTTTTGTGGCGATTGCTCTCGCGCAATGTTACTCGAGTTAACCGCAGTGTTGTGTGTCGCACATGAAGAATCGTTTCAAGCTATCCACGACCTTCTGGAAAACGTAAAAACCCAACACTCGATACCATGTAGTTGTTTTTTGACCTCTCAGCGTATGTGATGCGATATTTATCGTTTTGGTTTTGGTGTGGCCAGGATCGTTTCTTAAAGCCAAAGAAGGTCAAGTTGGCGCGTGCGACCTTGGTTCAGGGCCTGAAGAAATGCTTCAAGAACCACAAGGAACGTGCAAAATACGTGTGTCAAGTAACCAAGTGCCAGAGCCTCGAAGCCTTTCAGGCGCAAATGACGCAAATTAATCAAGTAGTTGACCGTCAAGGCCGTGAGATATGTACACAGACGATTCGCACGTTGTTTCGCAACTTTTTATTTGACGCGCTTCCGCATGGCAATTGGTAGTGACCATTGCTTATCTTGGCTGAAGAGAAGCAATTATTATTTTGTAAATTATTTAAAAAAAAAATACCAACATTGTTTGTGTACATGTACATTGGTCCTGAGCCACGACCTTAAACTGGCTCTCTAAAGGGGGGTTTTTCGGGGTAGACGTGGAGACAATTACATGGTATACATGAGGGTTTAATATTTCTTGGACCAATATTTTTTGTGTATATGTACATTGGTCCTGAGCCACGACCTTAAACTGGCTCTCTGAAGGGGGGTTTTTCGGGGTAGATGTGGAGACAATTACATGGTATACATGAGGGTTTAATATTTCTTGGACCAATAATTAGCCAAGGTTTGACTTGTTACGTCTCAGCAAAGACCCGTTAGAACAACGACCAGAAACCACACAGGCTTTTTACAGTTCCTCATCCTTGTGTGTGCAGGCTATGATTCATGCGGAGTTGTACGACCCTTCCTCGTCTGACACGGAGCCTTTGCCGACTGAGCAGGATAAAGCGAAGGAGAAGGAGGAGGGTAAGAAGAAGAAGATGAAGAAGAAAAGAAAAAGGGAGGAGGAGGAGGGTAAGAAGAAGAAGATGAAGAAGAAAAGAAAAAGGGAGGAGGAGAAGAAGGCGTGTCCAAAAGCAGATGCATTTATCCAACTCTTCGTTGACGATGGCTATTTGGGATATTGGCGGGGGCGACGACGCAAGCCTGTTTTTAAGTACTCTCCTCACCGCACCTTATCGGGCATGCCTCGCATCGCCCAGTACAGCGTTGAGGGGTTCGTGTGGAAGTGCCTCTTACCACAGGAGGCGCTGTTTCAGTACGACCCGACTTCGGCCGACTTTCAGCTCGTGGTCGGGTTGCGGACAGCTCTGCGCCGTAACCCGACAGCAGTGGATTCATCTAACCCGGACCACAAGGCCGTGGAGCTTGATCCCCACATCCGGCGCGTGACCCAGGAAGCGGCGCGCGCGTTGGAAGGCATGGGCCTTGGCGACGACATTCAACACGTGGTGAGCACCTTGCGCGTTGACGTGCACGACGTGATGGAACTCATGCTCCGCTACCGGCAACTGACGATGGAGTACATCGCCGACGCGCGCGAATGGCCGGTGCGATCGACTAAGCAACAAGCCGCGTTCGATATTCCCGTTGCAGATCCCTTCTATTTAGCCATGCAACTCGCCCAAACTATTATCACACGGATGCGAGGCGTGCAGTCCCAAAAACTCCTCGTCTGCATGCTCGAGATCAACATGCTGCTGCCCAAGGAGTATGCAAAGCAGGGCCATACCGTCGACACCCACGTCGTCTTCGGACACCTCTGCATCGTCATTTTCGACTTGCGCTTAAACAAAGCCTTTTTGTTCGATCCGATTGCCAAGAAGAACCTCGGTGCACTTCAACGCTCCATCATGCAGAAGGTCATCGCGCGGTTCACGCAGTTCGCCGAACGCTGTGGCTTATCCTTTGGAGGAGTGGTGAACGGGCCCCAACCCGGGAACGTCAAGAAGTGTCGCCAGTGTGACGCCTACTGTCTTCTGTTCGTGCACCTCTACGCCTTGGGATGGACACTTGATGAGATTCAGCTCTTCTGGAACTTCGGCGAATGGTCGCGCAAGCACAAGATCGTCGCGTACGAGAACATGATCATGGACCGCTACTATGCGCACCGGGAGCCGAAGAAGCCTCGCCTCGCGGTCGCTTTTGCCCGTCGTCACGCAGAGATGAAAGCTCGTGACATCAAAAAACAAGGGCAAATTCACATGGATGACACCCTCGCAGAAGCCGAAGAAGAGGAGCGTTTTCGGATTGCCCTCGCATTATCTCTCTCTGCATGCGCGAAGAAACACAACAGTCGTTGAGTTAGAGTTAATAAAATTTTGCCCAATTTTTGAATACACATTTTTATGTTTGTTTCGGACGTGGAGTTAAAACTGGACAGGCACATGAATTCAGAAACTGAATAATAATAAACCGAGATTTACACGTACTGCGATAACACATACGTTGTTGTAAAACAGCCTTCGTAACTCAGCTGGTAGAGTGAGTGACTTTTAATCTCTTGGTCGCGGGTTCGATCCCCGCCGAAGGCATCTATTTTGCTTCTTGGACGGTGGACATCGCATGCATTTGGTTGGTTTTTTTTTAAATTTAATAAACGCGGCGGATGTTAATGGAACATTAAACAGTCTTTCCGTAAACGGTACGCCGTTCTTCGCGTTCCCTGACAATTGTGGTTCCATCAGGCTTTTTTTCAATAATTCGCTTAAACAACTGTGTGATGCGCTCCGGTTTTCCAATCATCGTTTGGTCCAAGTTCAAGTTGATTCCCACTTCTTCTTCTTCTTCTTCAGAGTCGGTTTCGGGAATGACCACGGAATGGTTGTAATTTTGTCGCCCAGTAGCCTCTAGTTTATCTAGGAGGCGGACCAGGCAACGAATTTGTTTTTGGTCTTTGGCCGCCAGCAGCTGAGCGCTCAACATTTCGTGATAATTGTGGTAAACACAAAAAATCGACGTGTACTGTGCCGTATCTGGGCAATTTTCTTTCGCACATTGGTTCATGTGACATTTGCCTTCCCCTACCAAAAACAAAAAAATTAAACCTCCGGGCCAACTAAAAAGGATAAGAAAAAAGATGACTTACCGATCGGCTTTGTCGGCGTCGCAGGTGCCTTGCGTTTCGTCCCGCTCTTCGTTGTCGGCACGATAAGGCTGCAGGCGGATTCGGGCCCGTCCCTCCCACCCTTCCACCACTTGAAGTGATTGGTCAGCTCTTCAGGCCAGGCGACTCCGCGTCCAGGACGGAATGCCTTGCCTCGCGCATATAAAAACTTGCGGTACTTCTTGCGTAGGTCAGCAGTTCCCGGCAGCATTGTCCCTAATAAAATAAAAATAAGATAGCTTAGATATACAATTACCTAGATCGATCTCGATGGTGTGTTGAATGCCTACATATGGGTCTACGGGTCTAGCTATGGGACTATGGGTCTAGATGGGTCTATGGGTCTATATGGGTCTATGAAATTTTTCTATAAGGATATGGGTCTTTATGGGTCTATGGGTCTATGGGTCTACTAGATGCATGGGTCTATGGGTCTATGGGTCTAGATGGGTCTAGATGCATGGGTCTATATATGAAATTGTTCTATACGGATATGGGTCTTTATGGGTCTATGGGTCTACTAGATGCATGGGTCTATGGGTCTATGGGTCTATGGGTCTATGGGTCTATGGGTCTAGATGGGTCTAGATGCATGGGTCTATATATGAAATTGTTCTATAAGGATATGGGTCTTTATGGGTCTATGGGTCTATGGGTCTACTAGATGCATGGGTCTATGGGTCTAAATGGGTCTAG